TAGAATCCCTGCTGGTTGAGGTTGAGTTGTGAGATACGATTGAATTGTTGGAGGAGAGAAATTTCCATTGTATTGAACAACCACATTCGAGTACGATCCTGACGTACATACACTGTTTCCATATCCTGCTCCGCCTTGAATTTGAAACGAATTCGTCACAGGTTGTGGTCCAAGGTAGGAGGTTGTTTGATTTGGAGCAGCGAAAACTGACCCAGCCTGTCCATTTGTACCAACGAAATTGTTTGAGAAGTATAGACCACTGTTTGTTGTTATTCCCCCTGCCCCCCCAGGGAGCGGATACCCTATGGAATCACCTGTAGATTGTGACCGCTGACCACCACCAGCCGAACCAACCGTTGTGTTAGTGCCATTTTTGAAAACCATGGTCATTCCAGTCCCGACAGTAGTGCTGGTGTTGAACTGGTAATAATAAATGGAAGAGGGATTCACTGGAATGGACGAATATTGCTGTACGGCCCCGCTACCCCCCGACCCGAAAATCGATACAGGAAACGAATCGGTAATCGCTACATTCGGCACCTGAGAGGCCATACCTCCGCCGCCAAACAACGTCACCGTCATTTGAACTGAATTGACTGGTATTCCTGTGAGCAGAATTGGTGTGTTGATAGATTGAGATGTGTATGCTATGAATTGAGTCGAAAGCAAGGTTTGAACTGGTGGCGCTCGGTACTGCCAGAGCAAATTTGACCCGACGGAAGTCAAAAAGTAGCCTGGGCTGCCTACAGATCCCGTCGAGTCCTTTAGCGTGGAATTAAACGCTACATTTTGGAACGTCTCAGTGCGGGTTTCTACTGGCCATTTGACGAGATTATCATAGACGATTGCTCCGGACTGAACCACTACTGGTGTCATACAGGTCTCATTGTAGATCGGACACAGGCAATTGGCTGCGACGACAGCGTTATCGGGAAATTGAATTGACATATAATATTGTATGATATTATATATGGCAATTGTAAATTACTATGAAAAGATGCCCAAGGACCTCTTGCCGAAATCCTTCAACCCAAACAAAGCAGAACATGGTCTCAACCTTCCTTTCCGTGCGTGTATTGTCGCACCAAGCGGAAGCGGCAAGACAAATTTTCTATTGAATCTAATTAGTATTTTTAGCAAGGGCAAAGGGACCTTCGCATCCATTTGTATCATCACGAAGCATGCCGACGAACCTCTCTACAACTTCTTGAAACTTAAATCACCGCAAATATCAATCAAAGAAGGACTCGCATCCACCCCCGACATCAACAAGTTTGACAAAGACGTCAACCATCTGATTGTGTACGACGACCTCGTTCTCTCGAAAGACCTTTCTGTAGTGGAAAATATTTACATCCGTGGTCGTAAATGCGGAGTGTCGTGTATATTTATCTCGCAGTCTTATCATGCGATTCCCACCATGATTCGCAAAAACAGCACGTACATGATTATTTTGAGACTTGGAAGCGGAAAGCGAGAATTGTCGTTAGTCTTGAGCGAATTCGGGATGGGAATGACAAAAGAACAGTTGATGGCCATGTACGAATATGCCACCGATACGAAGTTCGTACCCCTCATCATCCACATGGATGAACCCGACAGAGACAAGAAATTTTTCAAGGGGTTTCGGGAGTCTTTGAAGCCCAGCGATTATGCCTGATGCTTTTGAAATGCGATGTCTTATTCTTGTGCTGAAAATGACCGCCACAAGCACACTTTGTATCTGCTCTTGCTTTCTCTCGATTTTCATGTCTATATTTTTTTTGGTACTCAATCATAATTGCTTCATGTTCAGGGTCTTTTCTATAAATCTCATTGTATGAATGTTGATATTTTGTTCTCTCCTCTTTGGTTTGGGCTGGTTTATTCTTATTCACGCATTTCATCGTCTCAATGAAATGTCTTTCCCGTCTCTCAAGTTCATTAATATTATCACAAGGATAATCCTCAATCAATACAATTTTGAAATTATTTTCATGAATAATATTGAAAGCAGTGAGAGATTTGGTCGTCTTACCTTCCATGAATCGCTTGAAAGCACTCTTATGAACACCCAGCCGTTGCGAGAGAGACATCACTGTAGATCCCACGTACTGTTTATCGGTCGTATCACAAATTAAACGGTAGATCTTCCCTTTAGCATAATCTCTCATTTCCTATATTCTTAAGAGAGACTTTAAATAGTTTGTTTTAATGGTTTTTTTAATGTTTTCCTACTTTCGATTGAATGAATTTTTTAAATTGATTTAAAAATAAATCTCTACTAAATATAACAAAATGGTTCACAAAAACAATACGAAACACCAGACGACTTGGCGAAACAAGAACCCAGAGAACATGGCGTTGTATCGAGAGACATGTCGTAAATCAATGATAAAAATACATGCTTGGAACAGAATTCGTATGATCTTTTTGAGAATTCTACTTTAATTTTTTTGAACTTATCCATTTTGGGGATTACTTCAAATCTTAAGGAAATTTTAAATTTGAATAAAATTGGCTTAAATAAAAATCTCTATTAACATATATATAATGGCAATCCAAACTCTCGTAGACCAACTATTCAATATTTTTAATGTAAATGACAAGAAAGCACCTGTGGGTAAGTGGGGTTTTGAATTAGAGGATTGGCAAACGCTTTCCTACGAGGAACTTTGTGCTGAACATAACTACACTTCTAATCGGTGGGGAATGAGAATGGGGCTTCAAGAGAACGGCAGACGCATTATGTCGTTAGATTTCGACTGTTGCGGTAGAAAAGACAAGACTGGAAAACGAGTTGGTTGCCCAATTACCAAGGGAAAATTGGACGAGTACCTACAAATTTGTGAAACCAAGAATGGGATGTTTCTATCCTCTACTGAAGGAAATCGAAATGTGCTGATTGACTATACTGATTGTCCAGACTTACATCATCATTCAATGAGTAAATTTAAATATCATGAAATGGAAATTTTACTGAAGGGAAACCAAGTCATTCCACCAAGTGCAACAATGTGCAAGATTGCATTGCAACTCGGGAAACCAAGAGAGTTTTTGGCAGAACCATTTTACGTCATGACACCTGAAAGTCCAATCTATTCATATGTGTGTGGGTTGTTTAACACTGTAAGTGTTCAAATCGTAAATGTTAGTGAAGTGACTGAAACAAAAAAAGAAAAATGTAACCAATACCATACTGCTATTTTGGACAACATCAACCCTAAATACTTTTCGGATTATGACGACTGGATTAAATTTATTTGGGCAATCCGATTTACCTTTGATGATGCATTAATTATTGCTGATAAGTATTCGAAGAAATCCAAAAGTTATGTAAATATTCGCGATGTCGAAAAATATATGAACTCGGCAACAGAAGAGTCTATTGGCTGGGGGTATTTGATGAACCTTTCCAAAAAATCTAATTATCAAGACTATAAAATTGTGCTCATGGATAACAAGATTTTGCCTGCGAATGAGTATGATTTGGCGGCATGTGCTATTGATTTGTGCGACGACATTATTAAGGTTGGAGATTCATTATATGTGTATGAAAAACCATATTGGGTTTTGGATACAAGCAAAAAACAAGACAACGTTTCTAAAAAAGTAATGGATATTTTGAGACCATTCTTTAAAGAATATTTACAACGGGTTAGCGCGGTTGAGACTACGAATGAAGAGGATTATGAAAGAATGTCCAAAAAAATTAAGAAAGTGTGTAGCATAGTTCAAAATTTAGGTTCAATAAGCGTCATCAATAACATTTCAAGTATGGTTCGTATCCAACTACCAAATTCAACGACTGCATTTGATAATCATCCATACGTATTATGTTTTAAAAATTGTGCTTTTGATTTGAAAACCAATAAGTCGGTTCAAATAACGAAAGAACACTATATTACACAGCATACTCGTTATGACTATTGCCCTTCAACACCAACACAATTGAGTACATTAACTAACCTTATAAAATCCATATTTCCAAAGGAGGAAGAGTTGAAATGCTATGTATCCATTATGCGTTCTTGTTGCATTGGTATTCCATTTGAAAAGTTTATTATGGCGAATGGTTCGGGAGGCAACGGGAAAGGCGTTTTGAATGGATTATTAGCGAACATGCTCGGAAATGATTATTACGCAAAGGGTAATATTTCAAGCATTACAGAAACCATGAAGGGCGGTCCCAACGCTGAACTTGCTTCATTCCATAAAAAACGATTTATTCGGTTTGCTGAAATATCTCAGGGTGTACGTTTAAATTTGGGTTCGGTTAAAGATATTACGGGTGGTGAAGACATCAATGCTCGCGCGTTATATTCGAATAATACCATTACTGAAATGAGAAACACAACCATATTTGAATGCAATAAGAAACCAAGTATAGATGGATGCGTTGGAGATGCCGAAATTCGTCGATTTATTAATGTCCCGTTTCGCGGGAGATTTACTGCAGATCCAAGATTTATGGGTCTGGATGGATACACAGAAGGAAACCCATTCTTCAAATCGAAAGAATTTCAGGATGAATACAAAAACGTTCTGTTCAATTACCTCCTACAATCGACCTATCTTGATATTTATGAACCTGCTTGTGTTCGAGATGAAACCTACAGGTATTTGTGCGATAACGATCCCTTCACTGCTTGGATGGATGCTACCTTTGAAATTACAAATAATAAGACTGATATTGTCTCTATCAAAACAATTACGTCTATGTACAAGGAACTATACTTGAGGGCTGGAACTCGGGCATTTAAAACGCATACGAAGGAGATTATGCTTTCGCTGATCGATGATAACCTCAAATGGAAACATAACTTGGCATTGTATTACAAGACTCGGGTTAAAATTGATGGAAAGGAGTATAACTCAATATTTACTAACTTGAAAATGATAAGCGATAATGAAGAAAATGAATAAAATTATCAATTTATGGTAAGGGGGGAAAAATAGCACCAAAGGGGGAAAAATAGCACCAATTTTAAAAAGGTTCGCGAAAAGTAGTCCCTTGGGATACTTTCAAAAAGTGGTGCTAAAATTCCCCCTTTGGTGCTAAAATTCCCCCCTTACTGACTTTCTCATTTTATGATACAGTTTTTATAAAACGTTATCATAAGCGATATAAAAATAATATTTACAATACATATAATGGAACTTCCCGAGGATTGCCTCAATCTTATCAAAGAATTCGCCGGACCTGTACATACATCGTTAGACATCATGAATTGCTATCGAATGTTGAGAACGAGTACGAATCCAAATATCAATAAATATATGCATGATCACTTCAGTGTAAAGAAAGTTCAATACCTATTAGAACTATTGCCCTATTTGGTTAAAAAATCTAAAAATGTAATTGGATATGATAGAAAATGTCATATCAAGTCCCATATCGAGCATACCTATGTGGAACGACTCGAAATAATAGTTGCGATGACACTAATGGGTTACCCAATGTTACAAAATGGATTCCAAGCAGATTTTATCACAAAAGTTCAAATAACAAGAGGATTAAAAAAAATGTTCAAGTTCAAATATCCTGCTTATAAAACTGAATCAACGAGAGAATATCTGCCTCTTCTCTCCTATGTAGTTTGGAATAAGACCCCATTTTTAAAAAGAAGTTCTAACTTTGAAAAAATTACAGACAATAAATTTAAAAGATTGAAAGAACTAAATTATCATTGGTGTGGAAACAACACATGTGCTTGCGTAGTCTGATTTGGATTTATTTTTTATTTTTTATTATTATATGAACCTCATCTTCCTGTTAGCATTCCCGAACTGTAAAGAGTGTCTCCATTATGTACATCACCCGACACGCCGATCCAACTTTTGGCGGTGTAGTAAGTTCAAACAATTTGTGGAGACGTGTAGAGAATCGAGTCTATGCGGCTTAAACGGCACTCATTTTCAACGCGTAGTCTGATTTGAATATTTATCTATATTGAAATCAAATGGTACTCTCATGTCAAACATGTAAGGGACCTTGCGGAATCTATACGCATTGCTTCTTTTGTATGACCAAGTCTCGGAACAAATGTATATGTGGCAAATTGAAAGATAAAGCAGACGAGAGATGTAGTGCATGCTCAAGCAAAGTGAAAGTTGTACCACTCACATAGGTCATAAACGAGTTCAAACAAAGCCCAATCTTCATCGAGCGTCATACAGTCTACTACTATTTTTTATTTCATGCGAAACACGAGACGTTCGAGCAGTTCATCCATGATTGCTGGGTTGGTTTCAATGATAATGTCGGCAGCCTTTAGAAATTTATCAACCTCTTTCGCCAAGTCGCCGTAAGCAAGCGTGTCCTTGTATCGATGGTTATGGTACAACTCTCGCCCATTTGCTCTGCCCGCTTCAATATTGGAGTGGTATTTCTCTCGATGCCATTTCGCCTGTCTTTCGTTCCAATCCATATATAAATAATAGATTATTATCTTATTATAATCTATAATGATTTTGATTGCTAAAGACGAGGCTGAACTTCAGGCGTTTAGGGATAAACTGCAGAAACTTAAGGTGGTTGCCCTTGACGAGATGGGCTTTGATCCGTTGGATTGGACAATCAATCGGCGACAGAAGGACAAGGTCCTCGCACGATGTGAGGCAATGTGGGACGGACCCGACTGCACGACTCTCTTTAATGAAATCATTTCCAAGACGCTGTTCGACAAACCCGATATGAGCATCCTGCCATGTGGACAAACGAGTTATGCCCCGCAAGAAGACAAGGAACACATTCCTTGGAAGAACGAATAAATAAAATATCCTAAATATAGTATAATGGCTGGACAACCGATGAAATCCCCCAGCGATGCGCAAAAGTATCGTGATGCCTACATGGCGAATCTCAATCTTCAAATTAAGAACAACGATAAAAACCTCCAAGCGAACAAACTGCACCAGCGTACGGGTGTCCCTGCTACGCAAATCAGTGATTACCGCACGACGAGTGAGAAATTGGCGGACGTCGAATCCCTTCGCGCCCTTGTACGTAGCGAGTTGCTTCAAATTGCGGACAGCATTAATGCTAACGCTATTGTTCAGAATATGAGCGTTGATGAGTTGCGGTTCGTTGCCCAAAACATCGATATGATTGTCAAAGAATTGAAGCCCAAGCACAAATTTGGAGTGTTGGAACCAATTTTCCGATCTTTTTTAGTCTTACAGATGAATGCTCAGATGAAAGCCGATGCCAATGCGGCGGGGATCATGCTCGAGAACCGTGGCGTTACATCGTTGGCTTCTCTCAAGCAATTGGAAACTGAATTAGTTTCTGCGATCGATGTTTCGCGCGTTCTACAAAAGGTTGGAGATGTACCTTATCGTGATCAACTCGAGATGGTTGTAAGCAAAACTGAAGAGAAATTAAAGTTGCTTTCTCCAGCGTTTTACAAGAGATTGGAAAGCATCCCTGATTTCACAGAGCGAGTTGCTCAACTTGAAAACGTCGCACGAGCGATTCGCGAACTACCATCTAAAAAGCAGTTGAAAGAACAGATTGGATTGATCAACAGAACCCAAGGTGAAGAACAAGCAGAACGCGTCGCTGAACTGATTGAAATGCTGGATGTGCCGTCGCTTGAATTATTGGAACAAATCCA